GGTGCCTGAGATGCCGAAGGAACTGGTCAAGCCGGTAATGACTGTTGGCTTGGCTGCTGTTGGTCGGGGCAATGACCTTGAGCAGCTGGTGCGGTTTACAACAACTCTGGGGCAAACAATTGGCCCCGAGGCAATGGCGACCTACCTGAATGAGTCAGAGCTGATTAAGCGTTTGGCCTATTCAATGGGAATAGATGTGTTTAATTTGGTGAAATCCGAGGAGGAGCTTGCTGCTGAAGCCCAACAGCAACAGGAGCAGGCAATGATGCAATCCGCCATGCAGAACTCGGACAAAATGGCGAACGCCGCGGCCACTGCGCAAGAGATGCAGATGGCAGCGGAAGCACCCCCTGAACCACAAGAATGACCACGACACCCTGGCAAATGACTGAACCTGGCAATCCGACAGAACCGGACTTCAAGAATCCAGTTCAGATGGATTACGAAGGCCGTGAGGGCATGGCCGCTCCGGGGCAGGAGCAATTGCTAGAGCAGTTCATTCAAGAGCAACAAGCAGAGGCTGAGCCCAACCTGCTGGCTGGCAAATACAAGAGCCCTGAAGAACTAGAGCGTGCTTACAAGGAGCTTGAATCCAAGCTTGGTCAGCAACAGGAGCCAACGTCACAGCCTGAACGCCAGGAAGCACCTTCTGACGTTTATACAGAGGATGCTGCTCGGGGTTTGTATGGAGAAGAGGCTGTCAATAAGCTCGCCGAGCGGGGTGTCCAAATGGCCGACCTCATGCGAAAGGCCGACGCGGGGGATGACATCTCTGAGCATTTCGATGTACTCGCTGAGACATTCGGGGTGCCTCGCCAAGTGGTCCAGAACTATGTCAGCAAAGCTGGAGGTGTTCAGGCTGGCGCTGAAGCTCAACCGGTGGCCAGTGAGCTGACAGAAGCCGACACGGCAGAACTCAGGCAGATGGTGGGTGGTGATGAGAAGTTTGCTGAGCTGAGCAATTGGGCAGCGAAAAACCTCACCAAGGACGCTTTGTCGGAATACAACGAGGTTGTAGATAGCGGCAACAAGGCAGCGATCAAGTGGGCCCTGCGGGCTTTGCAGGGCAGGTACAAGGCACCTGACGCGGTGGTCGAGCCCAAGCTCTACGGCGGCGGAGAAGCGCCAGGACCACAAGTCTTTGAGTCCCAGCAACAGCTGATGGACGCAATGAACAAGAGGAATGATCGCGGCCAAGTGCTGTACGAGGTTGATGAGGCCTACAGGAATAAGGTTGTGGAGATTTTGTCTCGTTCCCCTATTTGAGTTAGTTTCTGGTTACCACTGACCAGAAACAGGCCCTTCTAGGAGGACACCCTGGAGACGTAGGCAGTTGGCATCGCACACCTTTGCTGACTTTTAGTCATGACCATTTCATTTGACACTTCGCCTCCTAATGCTGCGCTAGCCCGTTCCGGTCAGGTTCAGGGCACTGGCGGCTCCTGGGGATCGACAACCGATCTTGACGGTTGGAGAACGCTATTTCTCAAGCTTGGAAGTACTGAGGTCTTGGACGCATTCCTCAGAAATTGCGTTTTTAAGGGTAAGACCCGCGAGCGCAATATTCGGGGAGGTAAGTCCGTAGCGTTCCCGATTACGGGTCGCATGGAGGCTACCTATCACCAGCCAGGCCGCCCGATTCTCGGGCAAACTAACGAGCCTTCTGCACTCAACGAGCGCGTAATTGAGCTCGACGAGCTGATGATTAGCGACATCGCTATCAGTCAGCTTGACGAACTTATGAATTTTTACGATGTACGCCAGTACTACACAAAGGAGCTCGGCAGGGCTTTGGCGTATGAGTACGACCGTCGTGTTGCTCGTTTGGTCTTTGCAGCTGCTCAGAACACCACTGAGCCTCTGAACAAGACTGTTAACGAAGGCCGCGTTGGTTTCAACCGTGATCTGGGCACTGAGTACACAGACGCTGCTGCAACCAACCAGGAAAAGGGTGATGAGTTGGTCGAAGCAATCTTTGATTGCCGCGTCAACTTCGAGGAAAAAGACGTGCCTACAGACAACATGTATGGCGTCTTTACCCCAGAAGATTATTTCCTCATTTCCCAATCCAGCCGGGCAATTAACACCGACTTCAACGGTGCAAATGGTTCCAACGGCACCATTGCTGCCGGCGAAACCCTGCGTGTTGCAGGCATCCCGATCTACATGAGCAATCATGTAAATCAGCCTGCATACACACTGCAGAACGGCGACAAGAACGCCGACTACGCTCAAGACCTGAGCGACTGCCGCGGTTTGATCTTCCACCGCGACGCCGTTGGTGTTGTCAGCCTGCTGAGCCCCTCCCTGCAGATGACTGGTCCCGAGTTCCGGGTTCAGTTCCAAGCAGACCTGCTTGTTGCCCGCCAGGCAATCGGCATGGGCCAGCTGCGTGCTGAGTGTGCTGCTTCCATCGTCACTCCCTGAGTAATTTCAGGAAGGACACGAGCAGTCCGGGGGGTCAGGCGACTGGCCCCTTTTTTTATGTCCCAATACGATGTGTTCAACGACCTCGTAACTGATGCCTTCCTCGAATCAGAAGAAGCTGCCAGGGAGAACGTCGTTACTTGACGCGGTCAATATCTGTTTGGAGAACATCGGCGAGATGCCGGTGGACAGCCTTGATAACCAGCAAGTGCAAGACGCTCGGATGGCTGAGCGCACGATCCTGGAGTTTCACAAGGAAGGGCAGTGCTGCGGATGGAGCTGGAACACCGAGCTTGGCGTGTCGTTCAAGCCCGACGCAACGACCAAGAAGATTGCAGTGCCAGCCAATGCGGTTGAGTTCTCAATCAACCAGTACCAGTGGAATGGTCGCTTTCAGGCCAGGGGCAGCCAGGTCTATGACATGGCCAACAAGACCTATCTGATCGATCCAGATGAGGTGCCAGAGATCAAGGCTGATGTCATCTATTTGCTGAGCTGGGATGAGAGCCCAGAGACCTTTAACCGCTGGACCACCATCCGCGCTGCGCGTGTTTATAGCGACCGTGCCCTGGGTAGTGAGGCGCTGTTCAAGTACACGATGAAAGACGAGCAGGACGCCAAGGCAGAAGTCGAAAAGATGGAGCTGGCGCAGAACAACGCCAACATCCTCACGGGTGGCATGACGCAGTTCCCGACTTACCTGCCGGGCACCGGCCTGATGAACCGTCGTGTTAGTGGCGGCCTTGCCTGGTTCTGATGTCAAACGTCGCTTACACCATCCCGAACCTGATTCAGGGCGTCTCACAGCAGCCTGATGCGCAGCGAGATCCCAGCCAGGGCGAGATCCAGATCAATGGGATGAGTTCGATTGCTGAGGGCCTGCGCAAGCGGGACAGCAGCAGGACCGTGGCTCGGGTTAGCGAGACCCTGTTTGGCGATGCGTTCATCCACACGATCCAGCGGGATGCAGCTGAGAAATACATCTCGGTTATTCGCACGAACGCGATTGACGTGTTCGACCTGGAGGGTGACGCCAAGACGGTCAATGTTGATGCCGGGTCGTTTGACTACCTGAGTGATGCCAACAGGGATGTCAGCGAGAACGTCACGAACGCTCGGAATCAGATCCGTGCGGTCACGATTGCTGATTTCACCTTCATCCTCAACACGCAACGCACGACAGCGATGCAGGCTGACGTTGCGCCTGAGCAGGCCAGGCCAGCAACTAATGAGTGCTTGGTGTGGGTCAAGCAGGCCAGCTACGGCAACGAGTACCGGGTTGTTTGTTCTGTCGGGAACGGAACTCCTATCGAGGTAACCGTCGAGACCCCTGTCGCCCCTGTCATTAGTGACGGCGGCACGACCACAGAGTTCCGCATCAGTTCAGAGGAGATCGCCGAAGAGCTGATGACCGGCGGCGCTGGTGATGGCTTGGAGGATATTGCCGGGCTGACTGTTCAGCGCAGCGGTTCTGTGCTGTGGCTGCAGTCAGCGCAGCCGATCAATATCGAGGTGTTTGACGCCAAGTCCAACACGACCATCACGGCGATCTTGGATGAGGTGCAGACCTTTACCGAGCTGCCGACCGTCGCCCCCGAGGGTTACCAAGTCGAAGTCATCGGAGACCCCGGAAACGCCTACGACAACTATCACGTTGAGTTCGAGCCGCGCTCCGGGGACTTCGCTGAGGGTGCCTGGCTGGAATGCGTGGCGCCTGGTGCGCAGTACATCCTCGACGAGGACGAGATGCCGCATGTTTTGGTGCGGCGCCCAGACGATACGTTCTGGTTTGGCCCGGCTGACGGCCGTACGCAGACCGGCGGCCAGGGTGCAACGGCTTGGGAAATACAAATCCCCGCCTGGGGAAGAAGGACTGCAGGCGACGACGTAACCAACCCACTGCCGACATTCGTCAACAACAAGATCAACGACATCTTCATCTATAAGAACCGGCTGGGGTTCCTGTCAGATGAAGCGGTGATCCTGAGCCGCACGCGGGACTTCTTTGAGTTCTTCCCAGAGACCGTGACGACGGTGCTGGATACCGATCCGATTGATGTGATCGCGTCGAACAACAAGGTCTCAGTGCTGAAGTACGCCGTGCCGTACCAGGACGAGCTGATCATCTTCTCGGAGCAATACCAGTTCCGGTTCAACGCGGCGGAGACGATCCTTACGCCTGCTACTGCGCAGATCACAATCCTGACCCAGTTCGATGTCGATACCGGCGTTAGGCCGTTGCAGGCAGGTGGCGGGATCCTGTTTGCGCAATCCAACGACCAGTGGAGTCAGTTCCGTGAGTTCAGCGTCCGGGGTGCTGGCACAGCGCTGACTGCTGATTCAGCCGACATCACGGCTTATGTCTCCAGTTACATCCCGAACCAGTGCTACAAGATGACCATCAATGACACGGGCAACTCTGCCTATGTCATCAGTGGTCGAAACGAGGACGGCGAGACCGATTACACCCAGCGGATTTACGTCTACAAGTGGTTTTTCCGTAATTCAGGCCAGGGCGCAGAGCGTGCGCAGTCCAGCTGGAGCTACTGGGACTTCAACGGCGAGGTGCTGCAGGTTGAGGCAATTGAGGAGCAGTTGTATGTGCTGATTGCTCGCGGGGATGAGGTGTGGCTGGAGAAGGTATCAATCATGGATCGGATGGGCGAGGAAGTAGCAGCGCCTTACCCGATGCTGTTGGACCGTCTGGTCAGCACCACCACGGCGACGCCTGCTGATGTGCGGATGGCAGCAGGTACCTATGACGAAGACACCAACCGGACCACTTGGACGCTGACCTACGAAGCACAGGCAACGACTGAGCTGTGGTCGGGTTACAAGATGAGCCAGGAGGGCAAGCCGGGCCCGGTCAAGCTCGACACGATCACGAGCGGCACCGAACTGAGCACCAGGGGTGACTGGTCAACCACTGAGGTGTGGGCTGGCGAGCCGTATGAGTTCCGGTATCGGTTTACCAAGTTCAAGTTCTATAGCGAGATCGGTGGCGGCAAGGCTGCAGTGAACACCTATCGGACGCAGATTCGCCGGGCCAAGCTCAGGTATCACGAGAGCGGTTATTTCGAGATCAAGGTGTTGCCAGAGCACCGTTCAGAGGGTCTCTACAAGTACGACGGCACAGATATTGCGGTGAGGGGCAGCTGGATTGGTCAGCCCACGACGATGCCAAATGATGTGATGCGTTACTACGAGGGCGTTTTTAGCTTCCCGGTGATGGGTGATGGCACCCGGATTTACTGCGAGATCCTTAACGACACGCCACACCCTTGCAAGTTCTCAACCTGTGAATGGATTGGGAACTTGACCGACCCCTCCAGGAGCCGCCGATGAAATGGATTGAGCCTTCAATTGACGTGGCGTATTACGTCGGCGAAAACCTCAGAGTTGAGGACTGCAAGGAAGTGGCATTAAGCCATGGGATTGCACCGACCGATGCGGTGGTTCATAGCTTTCTGGACAGCCAGAAATGCAGCGCATTTGCGACGGAACTAGGCGAGCCCTGCGGGATGGCTGGTGTTGTCGGGAACAAGGTTTGGATGTTGGCGACAAAAAAGGCGACTGTTGGTCGTCATGCCCGCTGGCAACTGCTTACGGAAGGTCGAAAATGGGTTGACGATTGCGTGAATCAAGTGGGGCCATTGCATAACTACGTTTATTCCAAAAACGATGCTTCGATTAAGTGGCTTAAACACTTGGGATTTGAGGTGATGCAACCCGAGCCCTACGGCCCTTGTGCTGCATTGTTCTGCCACTTCTGGAGGGATCGCTGATGGAACCCATTTCGATGACCGTGATGGGTGCCCAGATGGGTCTGGGCATGCTCCAGAACCAGCAGGCGAATAACGCCAGGCAGCAGGCGTATAGGAACCAGACAGCGTTCCAAGGTGTGCAGGAGACGTTCAACACCTGGCAGGCCGGCTTCAACGCCGACATGACCAACCTGAACAACGAATACAAGTACTGGGCTGAGACGGTCAGGTACAACGAGAAGTTGTCTTATGCGGGCCAGCTAGAGAACTATGAGTTCGCCAAAGAGATAGCCCAGGCAACACGGGTGATGGAGGCTCGCGTGGGCGCGGGCACGAACTACTTGGTCAATGCCGAGGCAATCCAAGCGGCCTATATGGAGCGTGGGATCCAGGAAGCTGTTGCGCAGCAGCAGCTGATGTATCGGGGCCTGCAGGCGTCATCGGCGTATATGGCTTCTGCCCAGGAGGGCAAGTCGATGGATCGCTATGTGAGGAACGTCAGCAAGCAGATCGGCGACTACAAGGCGTTGCAGACGTTGAAAGACGGCATGGCAGATCGTCAGTACAGCCGGAACCAGCTGAGTCAAATCACGAAGTACCTGAACCAGTACAACAGCCAGCAGTTCTATCAAAAGGCTCCAATCCAGAAGCCTTCGATGCCGTTTGCGCCGTTGCCGGCAATGGTGACGCCACCGCGGCCATACATGACTGGCGGAGCACCAGCAGACACAAGGTTCTTGGATAACGCCACCACGGCATTTAGTGCGCTGGATACCGGGTTAGAGACCAACAAGATGATCAGGAATCTTGCTGCTGGCGAGGGCTCCAGCAAGAACCCACTACTGAAGCTCAACTCGCTCTTGGGCGGCACAGGAGGTAAAGGCTGATGGCACGACCACCACAGGAACTCCCTAAGAACCAGATCACACCGGTCGCCAAGCCAGTTGATGCGTTCATCAACCCGGTGAACTATCAGGTGGCCAAGCCTGCAGCGCCTGATTTCCTGCCGCAGGTGAAAGGCATCACCCAGGTTGGCCAGAACAGCGTTGGCAGCTACCAGGGTTACAACCAGGCTGAGCAGCTGGCGTCGTCGTTATCCAAGTTCAACCCAGCGCTGACTGGTGCGCTGCAGACCGGTGGCGTGATGCTGGCCGGCAAGATCATGGACGACAACCACAAGGCAGCAGTCGCGGCCGCGCAGAAGGCTGAGGCACTGCTTGACGCGCAGACCGAGTTGTCGGCTGAGGAGCGTGCTGCAGCAGTCCGTAAGCTGACGGCCCAGGACTCCAATGCGGGCTGGCTGATGCATGCCCTGAACCCTTATAGGGATTGGGGTTGGAAGCGTGGGATGAACTACTCGCTTGGGCAAAAGCTCAAGACTGAGTTGCCACAACTGGCCAGCCAGCTCACGGGCGAGGACTACCTGGCAGCTGACCAGGGCATGGGCAAGTTGGTGCAGCTACGCAGCGAGAAGCTGGCTGAGCTGCAGGGGTTGTATGGCGTCAGCGAGAACGACCCCAGCTATCAGAACTACGTTCTGGAGCCGTTCAACAAGGCATCAGATGCGCTGACCACCCAGGTCACAAATGACCGCGTGAAGTGGCTGGACGCCAACCAGCCCAGGGTCATTGGCAACAACCTTGGCCAGCTGATCCAGAGCTCGTTGTCGTCCAACACGTTGGAGATCCTGCAGCCTGATGGCACGACGATCACGCTGACGCGGACGCCAGGCAACGAGACGTTGTTTGACGACCAGCTGCGGCAGCAAGCCAACAAGCTGCTGAGTCGTCATGGCGCCATGGCGGGGCTACCTGGCCAGCGCAGTAAATGGAATGTCGAGACCTATAAGGATCTGATCGCCCGGC